CCCATCCGGCCTGCGGTACCACCAGCCGTTGTTGTCCTTAATCCATCCGGTCCGTTCCTCCACAGTCCAGGTCTTCATGAACGCCTCCGGATTGGCATATATCTTTTTAATCCCGGACGTGCTGCTCCCCCAGTCCGGAAGCTGGAAATGCGGCATGTCCACGATGGATTTCCAGTTCCCGCCCCATTCCAGGCCCAGGGCCGCGCCGATGGCTCCCACACGGGTAAAGAAATTCCCGGAATCGTTATAGGGCCCAGCGCCGTCATTCCTGAAAATGTCGAATGCAGTGCCCCACTGATGGTAAGAACTGTAACTGCTTCCGGGCGCATTGGTCACAATACTGCCCGGCTTAGTGCGTCCCTGGGCATACAGGGCGTCCTGCTCCGCCACGGTCCGCAGCGTCTCACCGATTTTTATCATCAATCCCTGCTTCCCACTCTCCTCCACCAGCTGCACTGCCAGAAGCTGCAGACGGGGATGGCATAATGTAATGTCTCTCATAGATGACCTCCTTGTCCTTTTTTATATAATATGAAGAAAGCCCTGGATTGTCCCAGGGCACGAATGGTTGTGACGTCACAACCGTTGCGATATCGCAACAACGTCTTAATCCCGGACAATATTCCCGGATGCATCCACATGCCAACCAACGGCAATCGTAAATTTACCGGTATCATCGTGATAGTCAACCCCGTGGTCAGGACCATCATACTGTGATTTAAGGGTGTGATATTCAGGCGTACCCTTGGCAGCCGCAAGCTGCGCCTCCAGGTCGGGGATTTCAGCAACATTAACTGGCTTCCATGGTTCATTTTGCAATGGATAATTCATAGTCTTTCCCTCTCTTTCATGATTTGGTTGATAGTTCCTTCCGCCTTAACCCTGACGGCAGGGAGATGTATGGACCACCTCCTCTCAGGCGTCAGTCTTAGTGTCAAGCTCCGGCAGGCCAGCTATGGATGTGGCCAGGGACAGTATACCGGCCAATACGGATGCAGATACCACCATTCTGACATCCACCTGCCCTAATACGGTTGCTGTCCCCACTGTCGCTACAAACGTCTGGGCTACCGTCTTGACCGCCCTGCGCCCTGCTGCCCTGAACCATTTCTTTGTGTTCTCACTCATCTCAAAATCCTCCTTTGCTGATTAAATATAAAATACCAGCTGCCACCGCGGTTCCGATGGAGCTGGTCATTGCTGTGAAAAATGTTCTCTTGGTTGCCGTCCATTGCTTTCCTGGTTCTTTTTCTAAGATGTCTACCTTGTCCTTGAGCTCTGATACGTTTTCATTTGTGTGTTTGACTTCCCCAATCAGTTCCACCATGGTCTTGGACATCGTGTGTATTTCCTCAATGACCGGTTTCAAGTCATTAATCTGATGTGTATTGCTTTTCGACCGTTCCTCTACCTTTGTAAGGCGTTCAACAAACTCCGTCTCAATCACATATAGCACCATCCCTTCTATACTAATCTGTAGTGTGGCTGTTCCTCCCCAAACCATCTGTACCTCAGCCAGTCATCCGATATAATCCCTGCCAGCCCCACCGGTATCCAGATTAGGAAGAACTGCGGGCATACCTGACCAAGGATATTGCCCGGCATGTTGCTATAATCCCATATGGCCCAGCCCAGCCACAGGTTGACCACACATCCGGTCAGGAACTCAAGTACCGTAATCAGGCAGGCACCAATCAGGACCTGTTGCCACAATGGCATATCCCAGGGCAGGACCTCATTTATAAGCCCAAGGCCGATGAAACACAGGCCACCTAATACAAACATGGTCCAGTGGCTCCATCCCCTCCATGCCAGTTCCAGCAGTATGTACAGCAATCCTCCTACATCAAACAGGGTCAGGTACTTATTCAGCAACCGGTGTCCCATCTTCACCCACTCCAATCTTTGCGGCTATCTGTACAAGATATGCGTCAAGTACCTCAGACCTGTACTTTTCCGGCACATCGGCACCGTAAAAGATTTCCTGGACCTCCTCCACCGTCTGGCATCCGGCAATCCACATGTTAATGGCATTGCAGTACGTGGTGTGATAGGACACATGCCACATGGCAGCCTGGATGATGGCCTGCATGTCTGCCGCGCCGTAATACCGGCAGGGCTGCCCATCGGCATGGTACTCCAGCTGTGTTGCCCCGGCAGTTATCTGGCTCAATTTTCCGAACAGGTTAAGCTGGTCCTCGATGGTCAGCGCATAATGCTCCACGCTGCCATCAGCCAGCATCACATTGATACCTGCATAGATAAGCCGCTCACACTCCGCCGCCACCTCCCGGCGCTTGCCTGCCTGCTGCTCCTCCATGGTCGGGACGTAAGGCTCTGGAGGTTCCCCGGGTCCATCCGGCGTTTCAGGCGCCTGATACACGCTGCCATCATTGGACAGGTACACGGCCTGGCCCTCATCCCTGTACACCGTCTCATACCCGGTCAGGGTGGTTGCCTCCGTGCCATCCTCGGTGTAGATGGTGATGTCTCCCCAGGTGATGGGTACGGAGCCGGCAAATACAACCTGCATGATATTGGACGACACAGGACGGATACTTTTAATCTCATATAGCTGTTCATCCGTTCCTATTCTGATTTTTTCCATCTTTTTTACCTTCTTTCTGCATTTTTATGTATTATAAAAGGCCCTTGGAGGGCCTGAATTTTCGTTTCTGCTGTGTGTTATACCAATTTAGATTATGCAGATAACTATATTATATCTGACTGCAATGCATTTTTGAATCAAATCAAGACAGGTCTTGCTAATGGAAATGCTTTAAACAAACCAGATAATAAGTATTGGTATGAAGTTAAAAATATCGCTCAAAGTGTTAATTCCTTGACACAATTAGCGTTTCCAATATCAACAGATAGCGGTGTTCCCATTTGCTATCGACACCGACAAAATAGCAAATGGGGAATCTGGAATAGACTTGTATCAAACTCGGATTTACCGATTCTCACGGTTCGTACAGGTACACGATATTGGACTCAAGCAGTTGAAGTCTCCGGACAAAAAAGGATATATTTTTATAATGCTGTCTTCCCGTCAGCTGAAAACATGTTGGGGTATGTTGCACTTACAAAACCTTAAAATAATCATTTACCACCATTTCTTCATAAACAGTACATCTGCCGAGATACCCTGTGGGATTATTTTTTGCACATTTCGGTCATTTCCCACAAAGCAGGTCAGGACGTTTGATACTGATCCTGTGTAATACGAGTACGCAATGTCTCCATTGCTTTTTACATTGGTAACACAGAGGAATATATATCCTTCTGGTACAGTAATCGAAATATGTACTTCCTGCCCATAATTAGGAGCAAGGGTTATAGCTTGCGCATAGGTAAAAGTTTTTACAAGTAGCGGATTAGTTAAATTGGTATTGAGCACAGTATAAAGGTCCATAAGAGCCTTGCCCTGGGCGGCCGATAACGGCAACTTGGCATTATTCGTCACGCAGTTATTGACAATCTGCCCAATCAGGCAGACCCCTGTCATCCAGTTCTTGGTATCACTGAAAAACTTCTTGACTTTCCCAAGGAAGGTTTTTGTACTTTCACCAGCCTCTGGGACCGGGAACTCCGTGGTTATGTCATCCAGTGTCTTTACCGTCATCCCGGATATATCCCCGCCGGAGGATTCCGCTTTCTTTTTCAGCGCCGCGTCTATCAAATCTGCATTGTCATTGATATCCTGTATATCAACCGGGTCCGTACCTTCCGGCTTTTTCAGATTATAATTCGGTGTTAACTGCATATCCTATGCCTCCTTTAATGTCCTTACGTCATCCCAGGTCATGCCCCCAAGATGGTTCCATGTGTATGGTTTCAGTTCATTCCATGTGGTATATCGGTACTCAAACCGGTAGGCCAGATGCGCCGGCTTTATGTCCTCCAGCATGGAGACAAATGCCTGCATGTTCCTGGGTATCCCCTTGATGCCGATAAACCGGATAATAAAAAGATGCCTGGGGTTGTCCTCAATCACCTTCACTTCCCCGCCGCTGAATGCCGCGGCGTTATCCTCTATCATCTTCTTGGTTGTGGTCCCCTGGCCCCGCAGTTTCGCCATCAGTATTTCCCGGCGCTGCTCATATGTCAGGGACATGTTCGTGGCCACGCCAAACATCTGCTCCCATCTCGGCAATCCCCAGGTGGCCGTCACGATGTAACACTGGTCAATCAGGTCCTCCAGGTCATGCTGTAGCTGCCCTACCTCATACCCCTGTGTCCGGTATATCTCCGCCATCTCCCGGAGTTCTGCCAGGAAGGGTGGGGCATACCTAGCCAGGTCCACAAAATATTCTTCCGGAACAGTACTACTTGAGCTCTCCTGGGCGTACTGGCTGCGGCCGTATAATGTCTTTCCATACATGCCTACACCCCCTTCAGGTCATTCCAGGTGACGGCACCCTTTTTAAGGTAGATGCCGTCATGGTTATGGTTCTTAGCAGCCGCATCCGTGATGCCGTATCCGGACAGGGTGGTCGGGTTCGTGCCGTCCGTCACATGGCCCTGCACATTGACTGTGACACTCCGGTAGGTTCCCGCCGTTACGCCACTGTTTGGATGGGTATATTTCGTATCAGGTGGCGTCTGCCAGGTCCCATCCGCCCTTAAATATTTTAACTGTGCCCCTGCAGCCGGGGCTGGTACCAGGCCTGTCCCGCCGGCGGCACTTGAGGTGGCCGCCTTGAACACGGCGTATGTTGTATTGTTATCCGTTCCCCACACTGCAGTCCCATCAGCGCTCCATCGTAATATCTGGCCGTTTGCCCCGCCGGACGGGATATGCTTATTCCCTGCCGTGGTGGGATGCACATACTTATTTGCTCCCTCCGCAATCCCCGCCAGCTTATCAATCATGGCCTGGGTGATTTTATCCAGCACCGTCTTATTTGCATGCGTGTGGTTCTGGCTGGTATCCACATCAGCGGCAGTCAGATATCCGGGATCATTGGCAAATTGGGACAGCTTTGTGGGCATGTCCGTAATCTGGCTTTTGGTATGGGTATGCGCTGCCGGAGGAAAGGTGGATGGCTTACTGCCTATCTCCGTCCAAACATATGCAGGCTTTGAAGATGCCTTTGCCCAGGCCTGTACATCCGATGCAGGCAGGGAGGTCGGCTTGTTCCTGATATAGGCATCCGAAACCGTATCCGTCACATCCCAGTCCGGCTGTACATTGACCTCAGCCCCTGATGCGATTCCGGCCAGCTTATCCAGCATGGCCTGGGTCAGCTTGTCAATCACCCCCTTATTGCTGTGGGTATGCTTTTTGGTATCGGCATCGTTCCAGTCCACCCGTTCCGTTGCCGTGATATGCTGGACCGTATCGGCTTTATGGGTGATGAAATCCGCTATGGCCTTTGCAATCTTCCCCATGGCTACGCCCAGTTTCTCTCCGCTGGTAAGATTGGTCAGTGTGGTCGCCTGCGTAAAGGTCGGTACCTGGTCATTGGTCGCCACATTGGGCACGCTCCCCAGTCCTACCTGGGACTTCGTCACCCCATGGGGATTGCTTTTATTACTGATGTGTGTATAAGCTGCGGTCCAATTGACCAGCAGGGTTTCCGTTAGTTTGTCCAGGGTGGATTTGTTACCATGGGTATGACGCTTGCTGTAAGCATCATCGTAACAGGCCTTGTCCTCCTTGCTGAGCAGCCCATCCACGCCCTGGGTTGCCTTAGGGATTGCGTTGGCGGATATGGCAATCCAGGCAGCACCGCTCCACCGGTATGTATAGTCCGTATCCTTGACATTTACGGTCCACCCGTCATCCGGATGGGGATAGGCGGTGGACAGGTCCGCATAGGTATCAACCGCCTCTTTCCAGTCAATGGCGGTCTCCAGCGCGGAGAACTTGTTATCCACCTCATTGCGTGTGTACTTGTCATCCCAATTGGGCTTATTGGCATTGATGGTGGCCCGGATGCCGTCCTCCTCCGCCGTGGCCCTGTCCACCTCATCGGCCAGATTATCCTTAAGGATCGTTTCCGCACCTTTGGCCCGCTGCGTTTCCGTAGCAAGGTCATCCCTCAGGACCTGCTCTGCTCCCTGCGCCCTCCCGGACTCGGCATCAATCCTGCCATCCAGGCGGGATTCTTCCCGTATGGCGCGGTTGGTTTCTTCCTGCAGCCCGTCCCTCAATACGCCCTCGGCAGCCTGTGCACGCCCTTCTTCCGCGTTCAGCGCCTCCTGTGTTGCAACAATGGCTTCCTGCACCCGGTTGATGTCATCCCCCTCAACGGTATCCCCGTCAGTCTCATAGCTGATGTAGACCACCGGCACATCCGCATACACCCGGACAATCCGTTTCCACGGCGCCAGGCTGGGCGTTGACAGGGTATAGGACTCCAGGCGGTTCCCGGTAAGCTTCGGGCCGGTGAACACCGCGAAGGTAGCCTCATTGATGTTGTCATGCTGCAGCTCCGCCTCATATACGCCATTGGTAAGATGGATTTCCTCCTCCACGACATAGATGTTCCCATCGACCTTATTCAGCTTATCGTAAAAGGTACTTACAATCATCAGCCCACCTCCAGTGTGACCGTACCGGTCACCGCAATCTCTTCCTCCGTCAGGGCCATGTTGCCGGATACGCCGTTAAGCAGCAGTCCCGAATAGTCCTCCACGCCCTTGGTCCCCAGCAGCAGGTTACCTACCCTGGCCAGGCTCACATAGGACACATCAAGCGCCTCCCTGTGCAGGTAGTCCGTCAGCGCCACCTGGAATGCATTCTGGACGACCCCCAGGTTCATGCCTGCCTGCAGCTTGATTCCAGCCGACACATTGACGGCCTTTTCCACAACAGATGCCACGGTCACATCCGCGCCGATGGGGCGCAGCTCCTCGATATGCTCCCGTACCATCTTCAGCAGGCCGGTGCCGGCAGCCGACATGTTGGCATCCGCTATGATGACCTTGACCGTCCCCGGGCCTCCGGCCAGTGGAAAGACCTTGGCGGCCCCTACGCCCTCACACTCCATTGCCCAGTTGTAATAATCATACCGGTTGCCACTGGTGGAAGGTTTCCTTATCACATCATATATCCGCCCCCTGAGCGCATCATCCGTTTCCTCCTCCACCCCTGCCGTAATAATGTCCGTGAGTTCTGCCGTGATACCGGAAATATTTGATATCGGCTGCATGGCTCCCCTGTATCGGTTCCCTATGTCACCTAATGTTTCACATTCTGCCTCGTAAGACTCACCTGCCACTAATTCCGCCCTTATGGAAAATACTAATTCGTTGATTGCCCAACGGCTTCCTATGGGGACTGCTCCGGATGTCTCCATTTTCCTTATGGAAGCAGCGGCCTTTTTCCGTGACACATTATATGCATCCGCTATCCTGTCAAGATATGCCCCGATTGCCGTATCCAAAAAGATAAGGTCCGGGAAATGCTGCAGTTGGAAGTCCTGCTGTGCAAGGAAATATGCAGTAGGCGCCAGCGCATCATAAATCACGCTTCCTTCCCGTTTATCAACATCATCGGGCACCCGCTCCAGCATCCCCCCCAGTATCCCCTCATAGGTTCTGTTCATATGACCATCTCCGTTTCTATTTCGATATCCCCATAAATACTGGAGACATTAAACGCACATTGGCAGATATCCCCGGCAAAGGTAAACCCGAACCCATCCACCCCCCGTATCCTGTCATCCTGCAATAACGCTTCCTGAATCATCCGTTTCATCTCAGCGCGGACATAGGGGCGCTCCTCCCCAATCAGTTCCTTCCATGCAATCCCATACTTGAAGCTGTAGATGGGGTATTCATACTGTTCTGTGGCAAGCACCTTATGTATAGCCTGTTTCAGCGCTTCCAGGCCGTCCGCAAAGCCTTCTATCTTCTCAGCAGACAGTTTATATGTCTTATCAGAAAAGCCCTGATCCTGGAGCACCAGGGCCGGCGTAAGTTTTCCCACATTCATCCTCCAATCTGGTATGGCCTGTTGATGATTTCCAGTATGTAATATTCGCGGCCTCCATCATTGCGTAGGAGCCGCACACTATCGCCTGGTACCATCTTCCCCTTCATGTTCCCGCTCAGCATGCTATTGGGGACCGGTAAGGTCCCTACCATTACAGATGCCCCGTCATAAGTCCCCAAAAGGATGGCCGCAGGCTTGCGTGCCTTCATGTAATTGTCCACAATCGTCTTGATCGTGCCGAAAAGTTCATGTGCCATATTCTTATCACTCATCTGCCATCACCTCCACGGACATGGTATGCACCGGCAGGAAATCGTGGGTCACCTTCCTGACAATGAGGCGCCGGTTCAGGTTGATGTCCTCTATGCTGCCATAGATGCTGTTCCCGGCCCTCACCCGGAGGTCACCCAGGCATTCCAGTTTCAATGTTTCCTTCTCATGGTTATATAGCTTCAGCAGGTTATTTGCACGTTCCTGCGCCTTCGCTGCGTTATCAATGCCTGACTGGGAAGATTCAAGATACTGCAGCAGTCCATAACGGTTGACTGACTCCTGGTCCAGCGCCGTACCCACATCTATATTCCCACTTGCCTCGTCCTTCCATACGACCTTGACACGGTTATAAAAATCATCGTCTATGGATTTCTCCCAGCTGTATCCAGTGCACAAGCTCGCGTCTCCCAATACAAGCGGGGTTTGAAGATTGCGCATGTCCCAAAGACACACGGAACCATATTCATCCCTTAGGCAGTACATTTCCTGCGTACCAAGCAATGTGTCTGATATCGCCTGCACGATATGGTCAAGCCATGTCTTCTCATAATCAGCGATGGCAGGAAGGATGTAGCCCGGCTCTTCCATGGTCCCTGGCTTCAGCGACAGGAAGGCGCACATATGCTGGGCCAGGTCCTTAAGCGTCCCGTTTTCCAGGACCACGATATCCTTATGCTTCGCATAGCGCAGCTGGTCATACGCTTTAACCTTAATGATCCCGCTTTCGTCCCCGGATACCTTGAATACCGTGCCAAAAAAAATGCCATCAGCCTGGTCATTATCCGTCAGACGGATGACATCACCATTCTGCAGGGTCAACCCATTCCTGATATATGATATATCCAGGCTGCTGGCCCCGTCATTAAGCACCTCCGACCATGATACATCCGTACACATATCCGATATGTCATATATGTATCCCTGCGTCTCCACCAATACTTCCATGACTCCTCCTATGATGGTATACTTAAAACCTGTCCTACGCTTATTACATTGGGGTTTGCGATACCATTCGCTGATGCAATCTTCTGATACTGTCCTTCATTACCATAATATTTCTTGGCAATTCCGCAAAGCGTATCCCCTTGCTGTACCGTGTGGGTTTTATTCTCAGTGACTGCCGGATTCACCGGAGCCGCAGCGGCAGGAATATCCTCCTGCTTGACTGTGGCAGTTGGTGTCTGGACGGCTACGTACCGTTTGCTGGAACCTCTGTGCTCCAGGAGGGTAAGGGAAATATACTTATCCCCTTCTTCCCCTGCCCTCTCCACGGCCTCTACACTTTTCACCAGCACCATCACGCTTATATCATCTGTGATATCATTGGACGCAATAAACCGGATTGGTTTCTTATTCTTCTGGGCTTTTTTAAACATCTTTTCATAATAATCTGCATCCGTCCTTGCGCCAGGCTCCACATACTGGTAATCCTGGCTGGGGAACTCTGCTTCAAAGCTGTATTCCTCCAGTTCACAATAAGAAGGAATGGAGACCTGCCCTGTGCCAAGCACCTGGTAAGTCTCCACATTCAGGTTCCTTGTCCGTTTGATTTCCTCCGGATTGACCGGAAGCTTGTATTTCTTGCTTCCATATTTGAAATATACTGAGTATGACATTATGCAGGCACCCCCTCCGGAGCGGTTGCGATCACATCCTTAAGCTGCTCCACAACATGGCTCATGACCCCATCCGTATCCGCTTCCTTCGTGATTGGTCCGCTAAATTCTACCTTGATGTTCGGGGCAAGGGTGTTCTGGGCAATCCTGGCCACGTAATCACGTTCCGCCAGCTTACGCATCCACTCAACGTCCTCTTCATTCTCTACCTTGACAGCCCCACCTTTTCCTTTACCTTTCACCGTGGCTGGGCTCCCATCTGTAGCAAACTGGCTGAAGTCCGGTTCCCCGCCGCCTATCCCTTCCGGAGCAAAACCTGAAAACAGATTGGACACCTTATTCTCAAGACTTGCACCCTTACTGTATCCTTTCGCGGCCATAGTGGATATATCCATCATTTCGGGCTGCTTTATATATTCCTTCCAACCGCTTTCATCCTTGATGGTGCCTATCTTGTTTTCAAGACCTGATTTAAAACCTTCAAGGCCAGATGTTATGTCTACTGTGACACCGGGAATCTTATTGATTATATTTTCAATCGCCTTGGCCATGTTAAGTACGTAATCCACACAGGTCTTGGCCATATCCAGGAATAGTACCTTCACGGCACCAGCCGGATTGTTGAATACATTCCCGATGAAGTTGCCCAGCATGGCTAGCATATTCCATATGGGGAATATGAAGCTATTGTACAGTACTGCAAAAAGTGCCCCGAAAGCCCCTCCAATTAATCCGGTTGCACTTATGGATGTCCCTGCAAAATGATTGACGGCGGCCACCCCCGCATAAAATGCAGCAATCAATAGGATGATGGCCCCAATAATCCAGGTAATGGGGCATGCCGCAAGTGCCGCGTTAAATCCCTCCTGGGCCCATATCAGCATGAATATGGCTGCATACTCAGCCCAGTCAGCTGTCGCTTTCAATGCCATAGCCGCAACATTCTTCAACGTAGTCAGCCAGGCAATCCCCGCTGTCGCATTGTACACCAGCCAGGTGCCAGCCAATCCTAATATAATCGGTACAAGGATATCCAGATGGTTAACTACCCATCCAATCCCATCCAAAAGGGCATCAAAACCGGCCGCAGCCATATAAACCAACCCTGTCAGGTTCATGATTGCGGCCTGTCCCATATCTGAATTCAACATGGCATTCGCCTTTTTAAAAACCCCTCCGAACGCTTCCATCCCAGCGTTCTTTATCTTCTGCCAAACATCCGCGAACGTCATGGGCATCTGTTCGAACTTTCCATTTATGTCATCTGCTGCCGCAAACATGGCTCCTTTGATGATGTCCGCTGTTATGGCCCCATCTGATGACAGTTCTTTCAGTTCCCCCTTGGTGACCCCTAGGTATTGTGAGATTGCATTGGCCACCATGGGGGCATTCTCCATGATTGACCGGAACTCATCCCCCTGCAGCTTGCCCGATGCCATTGCCTGCGTCAGCTGCAGGAACGCTGAATCCTGCTCACCTTGGCTGGCCCCGGACACCTTCAGCGACTTCTGCAGCAGTTCCGTAAACCCCAGAGCCTCCTCGTTGCTCCCAAATGATTCACCGGCCAGCATCTTCATCTTAGCTGTTGCATTAGCCATCTCCACATAGCTTCCCCTTGATCGGTCGGCTGCCGCAAAGACCTCGCCCTGTAGGGCCTTCTGTTCTTCCAGGCTTCCCGTAATCATGGAGAGACGCGCACTGGTATTCGTATAGGTATCTGTAAGGCTCATGGCTTTCTGGGCAGCGGCCAGGCTTACCACGGTACCAATCAGTTTTGTCAGTCCGGTGCTGGCCGCACTGGCTGACACACCGGTACTTTTTAACTTCTGGTTATAGATATCCGTGTCCTTACTCGCCTTCCCTACGGCTGCCGCCCCCTTTTCCGGTCCCGGCATTATGATAGAGCAGGGCCCTTTCCTGCTCTCCCCTGCGCTTGCCGCCGCTTTATCGGTTCCGGCAATTATTTTATTGACCGTTGTGCTGTATCCGTCAAACAGCTTAAACATTGCCTTTAACGTCGCCATCAGGCCACCTCCTTATGCCTTCAGTTTTGCGGCTTCCCGCTTCTCTTCCTTTACCCTGAGGTCAATGCTTGCGTAGATGAACGCCCGCTCCCGCTGTCCTACCGGGTCATTAGCCCCGCAGATGCCTGCCAATACCCCAGGCCGTATATGTAATCTCTGCAGGGCGTAGTGCGAATAATTCAGTTCCACATCGCCCTGCTCTATCAGTTTTTTGCTTCTTCGATATCATCATTGATGTCCTTATTCAGGCCTGACAGTTCTCTCACTGCCTCGCCTAATGCCGTAAATTCCCCAATCAGCAGCATCTTTTTCAGGAGTTTGGCCTTGCCGAGTACGCCATAGGCCTTCTGCAGTTCGGCGTTTTCCAGGTCAGGGAACACAACTGCAGATGCCGCAAGGTCATGGCTATATCCAATCTGGTCAAACGTCTCATTCCCTTTCTTGTCCGTCTTCTTATGCCTGCGCAGGATTTCCTCATTCTCTTCCTGGGTAATCGGACGGATGACGAACGGCACGACTTCTCCATTCTCCTTGAACCTATCCGATACAATAACTTCCTTACTTTCAATCTTAATAGGATTTAAAAAAGCACTTAAAGATGCCATGTAAACCATTCCTTTCTGAAATAGAAAAGAAACGCCTGTATGTGGGCGTTTCCGTAATTTATTATCAGGTATTTATTGCTTCATTTATTGCATGCTTTGTAAAGTCAAAAGCGATTTCCAACTGGCTTTCGTCCATACATATGTTTTTTTGTTTTCCGCTTTGTGTAATGATAAAAGCATCAGATGAAATTTTCTTTGCGGTACTTATCTTTTTCAAGCTATACTCAAAACTATCATTCTTTGATACAAAAACAACTCTTTTATTAGTTAGAACATAATCACCATCATTGAATTTAATAATATTCTGCCTGACCGCTTTCCCCTTGCTACTGCCTGTTCTAACTGAAACCCCTTTCGCAATCCTTACGCTGACTCCGGCGTTTCCTCCTGTATATCCAGTCACCTGCTCCTTTTCAACGAATGTCCTTGCCGGAACCGCATATATGAGGCTCTCATCTTTCTGTAAGAATATATTGTCATATCTTATATCGGGAACGCCGACTCCGTTTCTGTTTGATTCAACTAGGTATGGATTCACATATTTAGTAACATACGGAATCGTATCTCCCTTCCGCATCGCCTTTTTTGTAGTGGCAAAAACAACAACCATAAAAAATATAGTACCCAGGAAAAATCCGAGAAATACCGAGAGAAATACTATTTCCCCCATACTTTGGCCGGTCTTATTAATGCTGTTAAAAATAAAACCCAGGCCTACTGCTGTTATAGCCCAGCACAAAAAAAATTTCGAGGCGATACTCCGTCTGTTTCTTTCCATAATCATAGCCCCCATGTCCATTAATAGATTCATTATAACCATTAATTAAAAAAGGGGCAATAGTTTATCTCATGTTTTCGGGTAACACATAGCTCTCCAGCTCATCCACATCATCAAACGTAAAGTCCGAATCTACTGTGTTCAGTTCCTCGCTTCCGTCCTCTAGGTACGCCACCGGGACCTTGGCCAGGATGCAGTTGCGCATGACGACCGTCCGTCTCCCAATCGTGGAGCCCGTGTCCTCATTTGTGGTCTGGACACTAATCTGCGGAACCTTCCCTTCCTTGATGTACTGCTGATAGATAGCCAGTGCGGCAGGGCTGACATTGTACATGGTGATGCTCCCCTTGCCTTCGGCCCCAACCACCTTATGCTGCTTCATCCGGTGCCCCAGAAGCTTCTTAGCAAGGACCGTGAATTCGATATTTGCTTCTATCTTGGACAGCTCAAAGAAATACCGGTTCTGGCCATCCACCGTGATGAATGCGCTCCCCTCGCTGCCCGTGACAAGGTCATTAATTTTAGTGTAATTTTTTCCTGCCATCATGCACCTCCTTATGATAAATTGACAGTAATATAAATCTTCTCAACGCTGTCTACTGGCTGGATGGCCGCAGTCACAATAACCGCATCTGAATCCGTGCCAGCAGTGACCGTCACATCATCCGTCTCAAAATTTTGGACGGCCCCCATGTTCTGAAGGGAGTTGAAATAATCTACCAATGCGGCCTTGAGGATAGACCTCCCATCCTCATTGTTGCTGACCTTGCCGACATAGTTACTTTCAAAGATGCTTGTGATGTCGTTGGCGATATTATCCAGTGTCCTGATTACCCGGTTCTTCGTGAACATCTTACCCTTTTCCACGGTTACCGTGGTCAAGGAATTGATATCATACACGGCCGTGACGTTCTGTGCCGTATCCACCTTGAGGATGAACTTCCCGGCCTTGATGGCCGCCTCCATCTCGGATTTGGTCATCCTCGGTTTCACATCAATTGCACCCTCATACTTCATCCCGGTATTCGATGTGGTGATGCTGGCACCTGCCGTAGCTCCGGCCACCCATGCTGTTACCTCAGCCACTGTCAGCTCTGTGCCGCCCGACATCATAAGCCCTTGCGCAACATTGATGATACCCTCGCTATCCGCTGCATGGTTGGCAAGGATTGCCTGGCATTTGACACCTTCGTCATCACGCATGGCCTTAATCCATGCCGCTATCGCTGTCTTATTGGCCACCTCATCATCCCCATCATACGGATAGCAGAGCGTGTTGAAGGATACTGTCTTCAACGCCGCCAGCGCGTCTATCACATCATTTGCCGTATGCGCACTGGGAAGTTTGTAGATAAGGACAGTCCTTGCCTTCTTAAGGGCCTCCATAGCCAGCCTCTTATCCGTGGCTGTCGCGCCTTCCGGATAATCCTGCTCTGTTGCGGTGATGGTATAGATTTTGCCGTCAGTACCCACCGTCATCTCCTGCAGGACGACCGCGGTCCCACGGTCACCTGGCGTGATGGACAGGGGTTCATTCGTCCGGACATTTATATAGGCTCCGGGCAATAGCTTATTCTGGGATTCCCATGTACCTGCCATAGGTTATACCTCCTTTATGTCTGTGTTCTTGGAAAGGGTCTGCATGGTTTGGGCATCTGTACTGAGGTATTCCCGGTAATCCACGTCAAACATGAAATGCAGTACCTTGTCCGTTATTTTCAAGTTCCTGTTCTTTATTTTAAAATCGTTTATCCTTAGCTCCCGCAAAAGCTTCTGCCCAACCTCCCAGCATTCCCCGTTAGTCTCCTGCCTGGCTTCCGGGAAGTAGGCCACATCCACACTCACGGTATTTATCAGGCGGCCATTGATGCCCCTGGACGGGTTCTGGTCATAGAAAGAAATCAGGAAGGAGGGCTGCATGAAGTTCTGTGGCACATCCTCTGCGTATACCTTGCAGGCCTTGATTGCCTTCAGGCCGGCAGCAATGTTCTTATACAGTTTAGTCACCATGCAGTTTCTGTACCTCCTTTACTTCCCTTTCAAACAGGACCGTCATGCGCCCATCGATATAATTCTGCGTTTTCTCAAGTACATGCGTACCTGGTATAAACCCCTTGGTAGGGCCACCCTTCCTGGTTACGATACGATGGCCATCGTTCCAATAGGAAGCATAATCAGCTGTATTAACCAGCTCTGTTTCAATCCCGTCCCCGGTTCGTTTCGTGGGGAGCTTGCGCCAGTTCTTCCGTAAAAAGCCACCGACTCCCGGGTTGGACACAGTGAAGCTGACCTCTTTTCCAACTTTGGGACCGTTCTTAACAGTAAAGGTCACAGGGTTCGGATGGTCTCCTGTCGGGGTCTTCCTCTTCGCGAATGCTACCCCCTCGTTTACCGCCCTGTTTAGCACCTTCCTGTCAATTTCCCGGATATCCCCCAGCATTGCCAGCAATTCCTTACGGAATTCTGCAAATGCCTTTGCGTTGTCACCTTGATTACTCATGCATCATCATCCCTCTTTACCTCACACTGCCATTGGTATGTATACGGATGGCATTCCCCCAGGTCTACTTCAACCACTTTCCCAGTCCTGAGGGTTATCATAAGGTGGTCCCCCTCCCGGATGTCCTCTTCCAGCCCGCAGAATAGTCTGTGGCTGTTCTGGATGGATGGGTTCGGGGTTCCGGCGGAAACCTGGCCGGAAGAGCTGTACCGGCATGGTCTGCCGCTGGATAGCTGCACCTTCTGCGTTTTGGTGATTCCGTCCACTTCTGCACCCTGCCAGCGGTATACATCCATCCTGGCGTCATACATTACCTCATAGGGATTATACATACCCTCTCAACCTCCTGTGCCTGCGTAGCCCCTTCTTATCAGATTCCGACAAGCCATATATACTGGCCTTTGTATTCCCCTCAGTCAGGGCCCATGTTATGCTGCCGTCACCTTCCTTAATGCTGGATACTTCTGGATTGTATCCAGCCCCCTCAACTGCCTCATAATCCATGATACCCTTAACTTTTTTCCTTACAAACGGTTCCAATAGTTCTGGGATACAGGACTGGTCCAGGTTGCAGTAATCGCATATGGTCAGGATGACATCGGAGATAAGCAGGTCGCGCGCGTCATCCTCGATTCCCAGATTATTTTTTACCGCCTTCTTTATCTCCAATGCAGTCATGGCTCCCTCCTTACCCGATTTTATGCCTGAACGCAACGATACGAATCTGCTTCGGCTCGTAGACCATCTCATAGTTTATGGCGTTCATCAGTTCCGCCTTGGTCGGCGTCTCCACATGCTCACGGGCCTGGTTGGTCCATTTGACTCCGCGGGCATGCATGATGAAGGTCTTACGGTTAATCAGGTAATCCACCCCGGAACCCTTTTTCTTGTCACGGTCAACCTCGGTCGCGACAAATCCGACCGGCGAGCCGTTGCCAAAAGCAATCGCGCCCTGTCCGAACAGGTACGTGGTATATACGCCATCAGCAACAGGACAGCCATCATCCACGATTACCCTACGGCCCTGATAGGTGTCAAACTCAACATCCGTGGAGTCACGTTCCGTGTCAATGAGGTTGCTCTTTTTCAGGAAAGCCTTTGTTGCGCTGTGCATGGCCACAGCTGTCAGCTGCCCCTGCGCATCCCCCAGCAGCTGCAGGGCATCAATAAACGCACTGGCGCTGATTTTTTGTGCCGCAGCGGCACTTGCCTTGGATATATCAAGGATGTGGTCCGCAAGCGGCGTTTTGGTCTCTGCCGGCTCGCTTGTAGTCTGATAGCTACCAAACACGCCTGCCAGGACCTGTATCAGGATTTTCTGGTACTCCCTGGACCAGTATCCTGACACCAAATCACCGATTGCAGCCATGGGGTCACTCCCGGCAAGTGCAGCGGAAAGGTCCGTGGCTGCCCACATGTTTGCTCGGCGGATGGTGGTGGATACATCCTTGTTGGAACTGATTTTCTTCGCAGTCAGGTCCTGGTCTTCAATAATGTCCTCAGAATCACCACTCAGGTCTTCGAAGAATGGCATGTTATGCACTGGCGCCGCTTCACTGGCCAGACGGTCAAACTCTGAATTGTTGGTAATGATCCCGCTCTGGAAGAGTGCGGATAACTCCATGGTCCGGTTCACAACATAAGGCGTGAAAAGTTCCGGTACGATAACATCTGATAATTTTGTTACTGGCATATAATCACCTGTTCCTTTCTTATACGTTGATGGTTACTCCGGCTGCGGCAGCCAAGGCCTGGGCCTGGGCCGGATTTTCTCTCAGCAATTTCCCCTGTTCAGTGAGGTTGAAGTTGTCTTTCGCAAAGGGGTTCTTGCCTGGAGGGGTTCCTCCGCCTGCCGGCTTATAGTCGGCTCCAGGTTCAGCCTTGAACAGATGCGGGGATGTTTCTTTCAATGGCTTTACGATGTCATCAACACCAACTGGTTTCCCCTCCTTGTCGAAGGTGAACTTGTCAAGGCCGCCCTGCTTGTAGATGATATAGTCTGCATCGACCACCCCTGCCTCTTTCAGTTTATCCTTCAAGGCATATTCCTTTACGGTGTTTGCCGATGCGGCTTCCAACTGCGTTACCTTCTCCTTGTACTCTTTGACCTGCTTCTGCAACTCCTCATTTCCTGCATTGTCCTTTTTTAAGGTTTCAATCGTCGTGTTTGCTTCTTTCAATTTCCCATTGACCTCGTCAAACCTTTCCTTTGGGACGAAGCCCTTCAGGGTCTCATTCCATACACCCAGGACGGCCAGTGCCTGTTCCTCCGTCAATCCCTTTGCTATTAAATCCTCTTTTTTCATGCTTTCACTGCTCCTTTCGTTTCATCTTCACTTGTTACCCGGTTGTGTCCGGTGATGTCTCCCTCTTTACCGCCTGGGATACCAAAAAAGGCGAAAAAATAACACCCAGGATAATTCTGCGTGTTACCGTTGCGATATCGCAACATTTTAAATTTATCCAAAGAACCCACCCCACCATAATAAAGAGGCCCGTATGCCTACAGCAAGGCACGAAATCATGAAGCTTTCTTTCTTCTCTTTCACCTTTCCGTCATTGGCCAACGGCATTCCCAAAGCCATAGCATATAATCCTATCCAAATTATCTGTGGTATTCACATCTCGCGTCTCCTTCCTTTCGGCAAATAAAATACCACCGGCCATTACTGGCTGGTGGTTATCCCCGTTTACCCATCCTGGTTTCATTTACCAGGGTCCCATCATTGAGCAGTTCCCTTATCAGTACTATTGTGGCATTTGATTTATCCACGGCTTTCCATTCGTCATCAAAATAATAAATTTCGGAATAGTCCCCACCTTCCGGGGTTGGCCCCTTCGACGTTTCCTTCACAATCATGGCATCAGCACCTCCTTTATCAGCCTGGTCCTATTTGGGGCTGTGATGGTATAATAATCAGGATCAATGAAATAACCCATGACAAAATCAGCAAAATCCTCCCTCTCTGACCGGCTTTCCTGCGCATAGTCTGATATGTATTTACGGCCGTTATGCTTCTCGTCCAGACTGATTGCCCTGGCATACGCCCCGCTGGCAGAGAATGTCACCCCATGGGCCTTTTTATACTCATCATCAAAAATGTGCCCGCCTTCATGCAGGTAGGTTTCCAGGATTGTCAGTTCACTATTTACTGCATTGCCGTTTGCGTAAAAAGTAATCCTCCTGTTCCCACCCGTGGCATAGGAAACGAAATCCTTAATGCCATACACCCTTTCCCAGTATTCATCTCTCGGATTTGGGTAATCTACGAAATTGATTACATCTATGTTTTTTGCGAGGCTATCAGGCACCTGCTCAAATACCTTCATGGCCTTTTCCGGGGATATCTTCTGCTGTTTTTTATCATAGCCCTGTGGATATATAAATCTTACACCATTTTCATTCTGGTATGCAACAGCTTTTTCCTTACCGCGCTGTTTTGTAAATATATGCTGTATTTTTTGCCCTGATGGACGCGGCGGTGATGCCTTACCCGCAAACATATCCTTCCACTCAGGGTAAGTCATGTCCGCCGGCACCTCGTAAGTCCCCCCGGTCTCCGGGTCCCGGGCCACCCGGCTCATGTCCGTCAGGTCCATATCATCATAGTACGGTACGTCCGTACACCGGCAGAAGCAATGGAACGGCGGCATGTTATCCCCAACAACCGCCTTATCAACCTCGTGGATATCCCCGTCCTTATCCCCACAGATGCCGCAGGTCTTACTGTCCAGGGTGGCCAGTATCTGGTATTTCTCCACACCATCTGCCTGATAGCCGGCATGGGTTGCTTCGCTCATCAGGAAGGAACTCTCTGTATGGAGCAGCCGGTAAGCATCAAACTTCTTAGACTGCATCTTCTTGGCAAAGTCACCTGCCAGCACCTGCGGGTTCTTCCCTTGGACCATCATGGTGGTGATGGACTCCATCATCTGCGCCTGCAGGTGGTCTTTCTGCTTCCACAGGCGGCTGGAAAAGTTTGCGCCGTTGAATGGATACTTTAACAGCTCTTCCACGGCCGTAGCATCAACTTGGGCAAATGCTGCGTGGAAGCCGCGGTATTGGTCGATATTGTACCAGGTCTGGTAGTAGCTTTCCTCGTATACATCCCGCATCATCTGCTCCGCTGCATCCTGATAATCGGTTGCGTACAGCTGGCAGAGCATGGTATCCACCTGTGCCTCCAGCGCCTGGTACCGGGTTATCCTGGCCTTAATGGACAGGTTATTGACAATCTGGCTATGCTTCCCTATGTTCTTCACGGACAGGTCGATGAAATCCTGGAGTTCCCCCAGTTCCTCATTGTCCAGCCGGACCTGCGCAGCCGCATAGGACAGCCCATTCTCTTCTGCATAGCGGAAGTAGAATGACTCAACGGTTTTCTGCAGTTCCCGTCTGGTTTGGTTGAATGCCTTTTCCAGCTTTGTGAAATACTGGTTGACCTTCATTTCACCGGCCTTATAGGTCTCAAGCTGCCTCTTTTCCCAGTAACCGGCCATCAATCATCACCGCCTTGTTCCACGCCATCGTCAGGTGACCCTGCCTGCTTATCCTGGGGGAACATGTCGGATAATTCTTCATTCCCCTTCTCCTCCTGTTCCTTGAAGGACTTCCAGCTCCGTTCAAAATCCTCTACCCATGGATGCTTGCGCACGATATCCTCGTCTGCAATCACGCCCTTGCTCTGGGATGCAATCTGTGCCTCCTCCAGGTCGTTCTTGACGCTGGTCCTGGTCCATGTCTGGATGATGGTGTCATCCTTGATTGGGATGCCCATTGCCCGGCAGGCGCAGCGTACGAACCGGCCGAACCCCAGTTTAAATTCCGTTTCCATCAATCCGGCCTTCAGCTCCAGCAGGGAATAGAGAAAGCCCAGGGCAACGCCTGAGCTGTTTCCAAAATTCTGAGGGTCTGGGTCAATGCCCTGTCCCTGCTCGAAGATGCACTTACGGGTCGTGGCCAGCAGCTCCTTACGGGCTTCCACTGGCAGTTCAATGGTCAGGGTTGAAACACCGGACTTATCTTCCGTACCCTCGCTTTCAATCTGGATGGCCTTGTAGTCCTTCAGCTCCCGGAGGAACTGTCCCAGATCCGCGCCCCCATAGTTTGTGAGTACGAAGATGACTTCCTGGATATCCTCCAGGTCATTGACAAAATCACTGAACACCATACAATACACATCTATCAATGGTTTTATGTTATCTAAGTCCCCCGTATCAATGTTGTTATTGAAGAATGGGAAAAACGGGACCTCGCCTATGTCATGTGGGAACTGGCTGACCAGGTTGCTGTTACCGGCAGTGTCAATCAGCGTAAAGGAATGATATGGCATCAATCCGTCATCTACTGTGCTTCCGGCCGGTACTGCGTATGCCTGACATTCCTTTTCGTTCCAATACTCGTACACATCCAGCTCCTCGCCCTCATCCGTGATGTCGTGGTAGCACCGCAGCACGCCCTTCAGTTCCCTTTCCAGGTTCTTTCCCCATATCGGTATGACTTCCCCGGAAGGGACCACTGCGTATTTATACTGGCCGGATGCCTTGTCCTTCCATAGATGTAGCCAGCCGACCGTGGCATTGGAGGCATTAACGCACAAATCCTTACATGCCTTTGCGAACTTGTCTCCCAGGAAGGTTGTTAATGCTTTGTTTGCATCCTTCATACCTAAGTCAAACAGCGGCGGCGCCGCGAACATATAGGAGGCTTTCTGGTTGACCAGGAGGCCATGGAAGTTAAATGGAATCCGGTTGTCCGCACTGCGCAGCGGATTCTCTCCTGCTTCCGCATCCTTCTTTTTCAAAGGCCGTAACAGGATATCCGTTTTGTTCCTGTAATATCTATCTGCCATCCCAGCGCGCGTAAGGAACTCCCCGTGCCCCGCCGTGTATTTCTTAATCAGTTTTTTCATTACTTCCAGTTCCATGCCACTCACCTCTACTTCATGACTTTCATCCCACTGCCCTTGTTACAATTTTCCGCAATCCCGGTCGTTGCGTCCTGTGCATCATCATTCTTGTTTTTTCCTTCACGCTGGTACTTGACCATGGAATTATAATATTCCGGCCAACGGTTTCTCCAATCTTCTGGAAAGTAGATATGCTCCATCACCCAGGAAGAATTTGAGTATATCCTGGCCTGCTTGTTGTGGGTCTGCGAGAACCATTTAATTACCGTGTAGTTGCTCCCCAGCTCCTGCTCCAGGATACGGTGTACATTCCGGGCAAATCCACGCCCACCATTGTTGGACTCAATCCTGGCAAGGTTGACTTCCCCGGACAGAAGCATCCTGGCCGTGGCCGGTTCCGTGACTTCCATAGGCTCCTTGGTATATAGGACATCCAGCACATATGCCTCATTGGCGAATGTAACGCCGTAATTGATGCTGCACAGGTAATCCTCACCAGTATCCGCCGTATCAGTATAGTTCCTGATTTCCTTGAACTGTGGAAGCACCCCGCTGTATGTCTTGAAGCTGGTGTACAGCCTTCCCTTCAGGTCAATCGGCTCCTGCTGGTAGTTGGCTGATGCAATGTCGGCGCCCATCTCAGAAATCACATCCTCGTACTCCACCTTGGTCATGATTTCGTCGCAGAGCATGGTACCGTCATCCTGAACAGCCCTGTAGGTAATCAGATGGCACTTATCAGCTTTTCGCTCCAGCATCCTCCCCACCAAATCATCCGAAGCCCACCGGGTCATAATAAGGATCTGTTTCCTTGGTCGCTCCATACGTTGTACCAGGGTGTTGTTATACCATTCCCAGTGTTTATCCTTCACAAGCTCATTGGATGCCTCCTCATTGTTCTTGATGATGTCATCCACTATGACAAAGTTTGCTCCTATACCGGTGGATGTTCCTCCTGGTGATGTCGCCAGATAGTTCTTCTCTTCTGAACCGTCCAAGCTCCAGAACCCTTTTGCCGCATCCCCCTGCTTGATGAATGTGTCTGGGAATATGTCATGAAAGTACTCCTGTTTTACACCCTCGTTCTCCACCAGTATCCCGTCCCTTGTCTGTTGGGCAAACAGACCGGAAAGTATCTGGTTATAGGAACCGGTGATTATCTTAGTCCTTGGGTTCTGACCAAATATCCACAATACGAAAAGCCTCGCCGTGAAAGTCTTCCCATGGCGGGGCGGCATATTGATTATTAATATCTGTTTCTTTATCCGGTCCTCATAAAAGGCCTGTAGTGTCTGGCACAGGTCTTTCAGGTAAGGCCGGTTCTCTTTATAGAACTCAGGATACAGAAGGCAGCAAAAAGACCAGAAATCCCTTCTGGCCTTTTTTATAGCGAGCGCACGCTGAATAATCAGGTATTCAATCATTGACTCCTTTTTAGGAACTGTTGATGTTCTCATACTTTTTCGCAAGTTCCATCAGCTCCTCCTCAGACATTTCATCATAAACCTTGCGTACATCCACTACGCCGCTGTGCTCGATATCCATTTTATCCTTGAACATCCCCAGATGCCGCCCAATCAGTTCCAGGGCCTTAAGCTTGTCGGACAGCTTGTATTTTTTGACATAGCCGGAAAACTCCTTATCCTCTCCAGCTCCCTCGTAAACATCCATTACTTCCAGGCCGGCAATGCACGCCGCCGTCTCGTCATCTAAACCGGTAATATCCAACGGTTTTCCGCTATCGTCAAACAGCTTCCTGATGTCGAAGAAACCCAATTTCGCCAGTTCCTGCAGCACCCTATCCTGGGTAATCTCAGTACGCTGGGCACGTTCATCCATCCGTTTCTGGACATACTCCACAACCTTAACATTTCTTAACAACCTGGCTCCCGCAGCAGCGGCAGTCTCTTCGTTCTTCACCCGTGAATACGCCACCTTGTAGGCCCTGGTGGCATTGAGATCTACCAGGTACTCATCCGCAAATATTTTCTGTTTTGGCGTCAATGCCATCAGGTCCACCTTCTTTCATACAATAAAATAGCACCTACCAGTATCAGCAGATGCAACAAACTTATAAAATATCCATATTCCGCTTGACTCCCACGTTATAACGTGGTATAATTGTATTATCAAAAGGAAAGGAGGGTAGCCGATGGGTAAGAAACAAAAGAAAAATGAGAACTTGTTCAACCAAATAATCAAAGCCATGGTCGCCACCGCCGCTCTGATTACCGCAATCGCACAGTTGATACAAGCTCTCAAATAGGACACCGGGGAGAGAAATCTCCCCTCCTAATAAAATCTTACCACATCAGCTAAATTTAATCAATGAAGTTTGATACAGTACTATTAATATTCACCCTTATTTACGCCCTCGGTACAGATTGGTCCATCCCGTCATGCATTCTTGTGATGTGCTGCTCCATTTATGTACTGTGCTGTACACTCCCCAAGATAAGGAGGTCATACCATGAACTTAAAAAAGATAAGAAATAACCATGGCTTAAGCATCCGTGCCCTGTCCGAATTGGCCAACGTACCACAACGGACAATCGAAGACATAGAGAGGTTTGACCGTTGCAAGGTAGATACTGCAATCAAGCTGGCGGATGCCCTGGGCGTCACACTGGATGAACTTTGTAGGGATGAGGCGGCCCAATAGGCTGCCTTTCCTTTGTTTGTTTTGGGGTATGTAAAAGAGCCGCCCGGAGGTGGCCCCTCTTTATAATTCTACTTTTCATTAAAATGTTCCTTATACATATCAAGCAAATCCTCTTTGTGCTTCGTACTTAAATCCACTTCTTCTTTTACAATTCTTTTATACTCGTTTACACCATCAGCTCCGACATGTTTTAAACAAACGCTTTCTAACGCCGTTAATCTATACGCGTTATAAATTTGTTTTAGACTATTTGACTCACCTATT